TATAGAAGAAAATAGTGGTATAGAAGAAAATAGTGGTATAGAAGAAAATAGTGGTATAGAAGAAAATAGTGGTATAGAAGAAAATAGTGGTATAGAAGAAAATAGTGGTATAGAAGAAAATAGCGGTATAGAAGAAAATAGCGGTATAGAAGAAAATAGCGGTATAGAAGAAAATGGTGGTATAGAAGAAAATAGCGGTATAGAAGAAATTATTTTAGATGATTCATTTATAAATAACAAGAACAATAATAAAATCGAAACTATCAAATTGAAGAAACCAAATGAAGTATATTATAATATTTATAAAGCAGCGAGAGAAAAAGCAAAAAATATGTGTGATTTAGCACTAGAATTAATATTAGAAGCAAAAAATATTAAAACAAAATATTTATTAGAAGATATAAATGATTCTGATGAAGATAATTAAATGAAATGAATATTTAGAAAAAATATACTAAAATAAATTATTAATTATTATTTTTAGAATATTTTTAAGAAGATTTAATTATAAATTCTAAAAAATATTTTATCACGAGTTTAATATAATGAGTGTATTTAAGAATTTACAAAAATCTATTAAAACTCACCATTTTATTGCGTTTCTTGGATTAATTGTTTTAGGATATGCAGTTATGCAATATTCCAATAAAAAGGGTATTTTATCTGACGGTTTTAATGGTGGCGCAACGAATCAAACCAATACATATGAAAGCAAAAATATGCCTCCCCAAAATGTAGGGTTTGCACAACCTGCTGAGCCTGCCGGTCAAAATGAAAAGTATGCTTCTGTTTCTGGTATTTCCACCTCTTCGCAGGGTCTTCCTCCCAGTTGTATTAAAGGGGGAAATGTAGCAGATCCGTCTGAATTGTTGCCTAAGGACAATAACAGTCAATGGGCACAACTTAACCCTGCCGGCGCAAATGATTTTAAAGATGTAAATTTATTAAAGTCTGGTTACCACATTGGCGTGGATACCGTTGGTAGTTCTCTTCGCAATGCCAATCTTCAAGTTCGTTCTGAACCACCGAATCCCGTGAGTGTGGTTAGTCCTTGGATGAATAGTACGATTGAACCTGACCTTATGCGAATGCCTTTGGAAATAGGTCGTGGTCCTCAATAATTTGTTTATAATTCATTATAAAACCTTTACTTTTTCATCTTTATCCATTACGATACTATATATAATAAAAATTATGTAAATATTTTTTATTATAATTGTTTCAAAAACAGCGTTTTAAATTACCAATGGTGTAAAGAATTCTTATATATGGTTATTTATCAATCGCGATTATTAAATATCATTTCGTTTTGAACTTCTCAATTTGTTTGTCTTCTTCTTCTTAGATTTACTTTGTTTGTATTCTTCTTAAATTTATATTTTTTTGTCTTCTTCTTAGATGTAAATTTGTTTGTCCTCTTCTTAGATGTATATTTTTTTGTCTTTTTTTTAGATTTATATTTTGTACCCCCTGTAGATTTTTCATAATCACTTTCTTTTTCATCTGAAATCTTCTCCTTTTCAATAATTTTAGAAAAAAAATCAGATATTTTTTTATCCTCAAAAGTGTATTCTTTTTCTTCTTCAGAAGATGGGACAAATAATTGATTTATATTCAAATCTTCGGGACTTAGTTCTAATTCTAATTCTAATTCTTTATATTTTAAATCTGTTTTCATTTCTTTCATTTCATTAAAATCATTAATAATAATATTAGTATTTTTTTTTGCACCTCCATTGTATCTGGAGCAATATTGTATAATAGATGGATCATCTTTAGAAACTTCTTCCATGTTTTTACTTCCATTTTGGGTATTAATTAGTTTATATATCCGCATTTTACAACTCTCATCATGTGGTTCGAATATTCCATATCTAACAGGTTTTTTTAAATATTTTAATGCTATTGTGATTTCTCCTGGAAACAAAGAACAATCAACTTGTCGTGGAGTATCTTGACACGTCCATCCTAATATTTTAATAAAATTTAATTTTTCATTTAACTCTAAATAAGATTCATTTATTATACTAGTGCCATTGATAAGAAGAATATTATTCATTAATTCAAATAATCGAAATAATATATCTATTTGTATACGATCCGGATTATATACACTTAGTCTAGCTCCTGTTTCATAATTCCAAGAAATTAATATATCATGAATAGTGCAAGGAAAATTATATTTTGGATCACATTGATATCCAGCAACAATTAAATCAAGTATAATAGTATCTTTATAATGAATAATATCGGTATATTTAATTTCGTTTGGATAATTATTATTACTGTAATTTGTAGAATAACTTCTAACAATTGCGTGCAATATACAGTTATTAAAATGAGTTTGAATATTTTTAGATAATAAAACTGATTTTTCTCCTCTTGCTTTAGAACAATCATGAATCGTGGTTGAACTTAAATTTATAAATACCAATAAACTATTATCATTTGAATCAATATTTTTTAATTTTCTACATGATTTTAAACCATATGGATTATCTACATTCATACCGTCTGTCATATATCTATTAAGAAAATTTTTACTAAACCATATTGCTTCATTCGGTGAATGTTCTACACCACAATTACTTACTATGGATTTCGCCATGGGAAAAAACCCATCTAACGCATTTCCACTTTTTAATAATCCTCCTCTATTTACGATTCCATCATTAAATGATTTTGATAATTTAATTTTTTTGTTTTGAATCAAAAAATTCAAACAATTAAATATTGAAGTACTAACATACTTGATTTCATCTATATTACTTATTCCCAATAAATTTATAATATCACCTGAAATATCATATTCATCAATGACTATGTCTTTCCTAAACATAGTATATATATTTATAGTATATAAATATATATATATATATATATACTATATACTATAAATTAACTAACTAACTTTGTAAAATTAACGCTTTAAAGATTGACCGAAAAAAAGTAAAAAAAATTTCAACCGCACTCATCATGATCATATGGTAATTGTTGATGAATAAGAAGAAAATAATTTTTTATAATATTCTAACGGGTTTTGGTCTAACTTATATATATCATATTCTTTATTTTCTTTATTTAACAATATAGAATAGGTTAATAAGATTTCTTCAAGACTATGCCATAAAGGCACATAATCCATTATAGCAATAGATAATACTTTTAATAATAAAGCATCTGTTTTTTTATATTTATTTCTAAATATATAAAATACCATAAAATATAAATAATAAACAGAACCAGATATTCCTCCAATAAGAATTCTATCATATAAATTGAATAAATCTTCTATAAATATTCCACGAACATTCATTGAAGCTGATACATCATAAATTTCTGTACCAGTTATATCATCAAAACAATTATAATATTCATTAATATTTTTAGGGGTTTTTATATGGTCTGACGAATATTCGCTTCTACTAAATATTTCTCTTCCATAATTTTTATTTATAACAGATTTAATATCATTGTCTGTTTGCATTATTTTAATTATTAACATATTAAAAGACCTAGTTTTTGTTTCATTCGTTTTATTATCAATTAACTTTGTCTTTTCATACATTTGAATAAATGTTTCATTTGAAAAAGTGTCTGGTAAAGAATATATTATTTTTAATTTTGTTATGAATTCGTCAAATAATTCTTTATCATTCATAATATATTCCGCTTGATAATTTTCATTATTAAGTAATGTAAGACACGCGGTTACAGCGTGTGGTTTATTATATAAAAATGATAAACGAATAAATTTACCCAATGAATTGTCTTTTAATGTATTTATTATTTTATCTACCTCTTCCGCGTCAAATCCAATTTTTGTAACAATATTTTCTTCATTTTTTGTAATAGTTATAGACTGTTTTATTTTATCAGTAAATTTTTCTGGATGAATTTTTTTCACTAAATTAAGTAAGTTCCATAATATATCAATACATAAATTTTTTAATGTAAAATCATCTCTTAAAACACACGCTAATTTATTTTGTTCGGTGATTTTGTCAATATTTTGTTTCATTAAACGAGTATATCCGCCTTTTTTTTTAATACGATATTTTATTTTCCTTCTAGTATATTTTGGGTTCTTTGTATATATATTTTTTTTAATTGTTTTCATAATTATTATTATATATTATTATTATATAATAAATAATATATAATTTCTAGATATTATATAATAAATGAAAGTAAATATTATTGGTTACTGTTTTATTATATTATTACTATATATTTGTATAAAAATATATAAAGAATCAGAAGCGTTTAATCTTAAATGTATTATTTCTGATGTAGATGGTAAAAAGTATTGTGTAAGAGAGAGAAGCAAATTAACATTGGCAGCAGATAGGTTAGCAATCGCTAATCAGAAAATGCAAAAATTGGTTAATCATTGTAAAGAAAAATATCCTGAAAGAAAAAATATTAAAAAATTAGTTGAAGGATATAATCCAAAACAAATTTATGAAACTTTACCAACTAGTGAATTTACCGCATATAGTGAAAATAAGGGTGAAAAACTTGCGTTTTGTTTGAATACTGAAAAGAATGGCAATAATTTAATTGATCATAATACACTTACCTTTGTTGCTATACATGAGTTGGCGCATATTATGACAACCAGCATAGGACATAAAGATGAATTCTGGACTAATTTTAAATTTCTTTTAGGGGAAGCCGAAAAAATCAATATTTATAAACAGACAGATTATAAAAAAACCCCAGTAAGATATTGTGGTATGACAATTTCAGATAACCCCTATTATGATTATTAAAATAAAAATATCATTCTTTTATAAATTCCATAAAATATAAATTTATATTATTTTTAGTAATAATACTTTGATTATTACTCAAAATCCAATTTGTCTTATTTGTTATATCTTTTATATTTTTTTTATTCGAGATATCCATAATATCAAGAGAATTAAAAAAGGTATCACATATATATTCTTTATCAATATAGGTAATATAACATTTATTGATTAATCCCATTTCTATAAATTGGTCATAAATAGACGCACCACCGATAATCCAAATATAATCATACTTTTTTATAAAATATGATAAAGTTTGTAAATAATTAATTAATTCAATGATTGAATCAAATGTCTTTATTAGTTCTCCACATGAGGTTACTTCATCAATAAATAATGTAGAACTAATAATAAAGTTATCTCTTTTTTTCAATAAACATTTAGGCAAACTATGATAAGTATTGCGACCCATTATAACTGCGTTTTTTCCATGTCCTATAGTAAGTTTAGAAAAATAGTTAAGGTCTTCTTTAATATGCCACGGCAAATTACCATTTATACCAATACCTTTATTTTTAAATACTGCCGCAATTAAGTGAAAATGCATAATATATATAACTATATAAAATAATATAACTTTAATTTATATATGACAACGATTTATAAATTAAGTTGTGTTAAAAATGATGGAATCAAAGAAATAGTTGTCTTTTTTGGTAGTCGATTAATAGATAAAAAGAAATATGAATATAAAACTATAAATGAATTATTTAAAAAAGAACAAAAAAACGCATTATTTGAAGGAGTATTTAGTTATGATGAATTAGTATATATTAATATAAATAAAATAAATGTTAAATTTGTCGAAGAATATATCCATATAGATGATACAATAGAAACTATTAAAAAAAAAATCATCAAACATACTGAATATAACGTTTCATTTGACGAGTTATATTTATTCATAAAACAATTAGAATTATTAAATCCGATTACTGTTTATAAGAGACTTACAAATAACGAAAAAAATGATATAGGAAAGGAAGAAATAAATAATTTTCTTTTAAATGTAAATAAAACCGGTTTTGAAAAATCTGATAGTTTTATAAAGGAAATAAAAGATGTTTATACATATGAAGATATTCTTTCATTTGGAATATATGATACACCCTCTTTGATCCTTAACCCACTCGGTCAAACTATAACTTATAAAAAATCAAGCAACTATCCGTATGTTACAAATCCATATGATTTTATAAGTTCATATGATGATTCAACCAGTAAACAAAATACATCAAATATAGATAATAATATAACTACTACTAATCAAAGTATTCTTATGACATTTGGAAATATAGAAAACAATATGTTATTTCTTTGTTTAGCATATGAAGTATTAACCTACATTGAAGAAACAACTAATTCTCTTGATATTATTAGTAAATCATTTCAACTCTATTTTCCATATTTATTTGAAAAAAATATTACAAGTATGGAAAAATATCTAGAAAAAAGAGAATTTTTGAAAGTAGAAACAGAAAAATTAATTGACACTACATTTGAGAGAAATGTAACTAATATTAATTTGTTTTATGATGTTTATATACATAAAC